GGGAGAAAAGGTGTTGGATGAAGATAAGATTGTTGACGAATCTAAGAATCGGCTTTACATGCGAGCGGCCGCAGAGGAGATATATTTTTTAATTAAAAGACTCTTTTTCTCTGAGATACGATATGGTGTTGGAGCGCAAGGAGTCCAGACGCAGATTTTAGAGGCGGTGAAGAAGTATAAGGAGGAATATAGATAAAGTATGGTAGTTGGTAGACCATTAAAATTTGAAACAGTAGAGATACTTCAACAAAAAATTGATGAGTATTTTGAGGTAACTTCGAAGGATGAGTGGACATGGACGGGTCTTGCATTATTTCTTGACACATCAAGAGAAACATTACGAGAGTACAAGGAACGTGAGGAGTTTGTTGACTCATTAAAAAAAGCCTTGCTTAAAGTAGAGAATGGTTATGAGATAGATTTGAAGAAATATGGCAGATCGGGTACTATTTTTGCTTTGAAAAATTTTGATTGGAAAGATGAAAGGAATTTGAACGTGCTAGAGAAAAAACTAATCGTTGACGATGGAGAAGATTAAAATATCGGAGCTTTTATCTTTTGCTCCAAAGCAACAGAGAGCGCATGGAGCGGTACGAAAATATAAGTTTGTTTTGTATGGCGGCGCAATGGGTGGAGGCAAGTCGCGATGGTTGCGGTGGGAGTTGCTGTCGCTTCTTTTGAGGTGGGGGAAAAAGTACGATGGCGTGGAAGTAGGTTTATTTTGCGAAGATTACCCCGCTCTTAAAGATCGTCAACTTTCCAAGATTGAGAAAGAATTTCCTCGTTGGCTTGGTGAGTTTCATTCGGATCATAAGTCTCATGGCAGGTCTTTTATTTTAGTGCCCGAGTATGGCGGCGGTATAATAAAATTTCGCAATCTTGACGATCCATCAAAATATCAGTCAGCAGAGTTTGCGGCTATCGCAGTCGATGAGTTGACTAAAAACCCGGAAGAAACATTTGAGGATTTGCGTAATCGTTTACGGTGGCCCGGTATCATTGATGTAAAGTTTCTTGCTGCAACGAACCCGGGCGGCATTGGTCATGGATGGGTAAAGAAGCGATGGCTGGATAAAGTATTTGACGAAGCGGAACAGGAAAAAGAGCAGTTTCATTATGTTCCTGCAACTGTTGAAGATAACCCGTTTATTGATAAGAGTTACTTAAAAACTCTCGACTCGCTCCCTGCGGATAAACGTCGTGCGTTTCGTGAGGGGGATTGGGATATATTCAAGGGCCAGTATTTTAGCGAATGGCGGCGTAATATCCATGTCTGTAAATCGTTTCCTATTGATTCTGAATGGAAACGGTTTGTGATGGGGGACTATGGATATTTGAAACCATCGGCGGTGTATTGGGGCGTATGCGATCCTGAAGGATTTGTCTATATCTATCGTGAGTTGTATCAGACAGAGCTTACGTTCTCACGCCTCGCAGAGGAGATACTTGCAATGACGCCAGATGATGAAGATATACGTTATTGGGTATTTGATCCGAGTATCTGGGCAAGACGAGGAGAGAATGAAGATGCTTTATCCGGCGCAGAAGTGATGACGCAGATATACGCGCAGAAGAAAAAGAAGCATTTGCTTTTATTGAGAGGTAATAATGATCGTATCAATGGGTGGCTTGAGTTGCGGGAGTATTTGAAGCCGGTTTTGCGAGCAAATAATACGATAGCAAAATTGCAAGTGTTTGATACATGTGAGAATTTGATACGCACGTTGCCTTCGTTGGTGTATGATGAACATAAAGTAGAAGATTGCGATACTGATGGGGAAGATCATGCGGCGGATGCTATCCGGTATGGCCTCATGTCTAGGCCCCAGCCGGCTCGAACACAATCACAGATAGAAAATAAGTTTTTTGCTTCAAAAATGAAAAAGAAGTTAATTAGCGGTCGTGTATGAGTCAACGAAAACTGAAATCAGTGCGAATGACATACAAAGTGAGAAACTTGCGCGATCCTGATAAGACACAATGGCGGCGGATAAAGAAAATGATTAAACAACGTAAGGTGAAAATATGAGTATTGACGGGACAAAAATACAAGCTATCGGTGAATACGTTTTGATTCAAAAAGATAGCGAGGTGAAAATGACCGCTTCCGGTTTTATTTATGAATTACAAGAAAAGAAACATTACTTCATAACGGGGGTTGTGCTCTCGGTCGGTGATGAAGTAAAAATACCGATACAGATAGGAGATAAAGTTTTGGCGCAGCGTGTGGAGAGCGTGCCGGTACGACTTACTGACACTGATAACAAAGAGGAGTTTCAATTTGTGAATTATAAGTATGTCTTTGGAAAATACTGCGAGTGACGGTATTACGTTTGATCATTTGGAATGGCTGTATGGTACGATACATACAATAAATCCATTCACGAGTGATGGTATTAAAGATGCAGTTATGCCGTATGCTAATGAGCACGGTCGAGGGTATGTATTACACCCATTTCGTTATGCTCTTACTGGAAAAGAAAAGTCTCCTGATCCGTTTACCGTCGCATCTATTATTGGCAAAGAAGCGACACTTCGTAGATTGAAAAATGCTATGGATTTGTTGTGGCCGTTTACTTCATGGAGTGAACCGCTTAAAAATTTATATCCAAACTATTATGAGTCCACTAACAAAAAAGGGGAGCAAGATTAAGAAAGCAATGACGAAACAATATGGGGCAAAGAGGGGTGAGCAGGTATTCTATGCCAGCAAGAACGCAAAGAAAATAAAAGGCGTCGAAAAGAAAAAAAGAAAGTAGTTTTTACAAAAATAACGGCCGCCATCATGTGTGTCACGAATAAGCAACTATAGGCCGACTGCGAAAGAGCAGGAGGCTCAAACAAAAGTCTATAAAGCGGTTGAGGACATGATCGAGGTTCGTAACCGCACCTTTAGGCAGTTTGTCTCCGACAAGGGGAACAGAACTCTTGTCGCTTTTATTGATGACAATGATCGGAGAGTGAATGGGTATACGCTCACGCGAGGTGAACAGGACAAGGAAGATTGGCAAGAGAATAATTTTTATCCTACTACTCGGAATAAACTCAAAGCCATTGTTGCTGCTGTTGCTCTTGAGGTGCCGGAGCTTGTGTATAAGGCGACAGATAAAAACGGAATGATGAGCTCGAAACGTGCGGAGCTCATTAAGCAGTTGGTAAAACACTCACGAACGGCAAACGCAAACCCGCAGATCGATATATTCTTTGAAGCGTGGGAGTGCGCGGTGAAAGGTACGGTGGTGAAATATGACGGGTATCTCAAAACGAAATTCAAGCGCAAGTATATTAAGAGCTACGATCTGATAAACGGAGATGTTGAGTTTGATGAGCGTGAGGAATTAGTTGAAGATCGTCCCATTGATCTGCTCGTGCCGCTCGTTGAGTTTTTCATTCGTGATCCTTTCACGTTTGATGTTCAGGATCAACCCGATGTGTGTTGGATCAAGCATTATCACAAAGAGGATATTGAGCGCGAGTTTGGGCAGTCTAAAAACATAAAATACATTCGTGATAAGCAGCAGATAGCTCGATACAAATCAGACACGGTATCATATTTTTATGACAAGTGGGCGAATAGAGTAACAGAAATGGATGATTACGAAGTCGTCCGCTACTATAATAAATTTGAAGACCAGTATGATATTTGGATAAACGGTGTGCCGATATTGCAAGCGCCGCTTCTTTGGGGACACAAAGATAAACTCTATCCATTTTCAAAGACTATTTTTGAGCCATTTGAAGGTAAGCAATTTTTCTATGGGAATTCTCTTGCGAATACCCTGAAAGGACAGCAGGATATAATCAACACGTTGTATAATTCGCTTCTTGATAAGACATACCGCGCACTCGTGCCGCCGATGCTTGTCGGTTTAGCGAATAAAGACCTCCTTGATCTCGAAGATGAGTTTGTAAACCAAGACAATAAAATATACGTCCCCGATGTCAACCAAGTGAAGCCGATGCCCTATGAGTCTATTCAGCAGGGCGATATTGCCATGCTTGAGATTGTCTCACGAGGGATTGATCTTGCTTCTGTGGATGCGAACCAGCAGGGCGTTCAAGGCCGCGGTGTTACTGCACGCGAGATTGTGATTGCGGATGAGAACGCACGGAAACTAAAAGGAGTATTTTTTATGTTCCTTGAGGACTTGTGGGTGCAGAAAACTCGTATACGCATTGTGAATATCCTGACGAATTACATGAAAGCAAACATTGAAAAGGTTGTGGGGCCGCAAGGAGTAGAGATGTTAGTTGAGGGCTTGAAGATATTTAACATTCCTGATGTGCAGTTTTCAGACGGGTCGGTGGGTATGCTTGGTGTGCAAGTGATACCCTCTCCCGATGAACGAGATGCGATGAGAAAGTACAAGGTACGGTTACAAAAACCGCCATCTGTCGCAGACCTTGAGGTGCGTGAGCAGATGATGCAAACACAAGGCATAGATTACAAAGCTATTGCGGTGTCATCTGACTATCTCGATGATTGGCATTTTGATTTTGTCGTGATGCTAGAATCGCTTTACAATAAAGATCAAGCGAAGAAAGAAGCGGTAACAATAGAGAAGCTGGAACGCATGGCAGCCATGTTTCCCGAATATCTTGTGGCGAATAAAGATAAGATGTTCGAGGAGTTTTTGGAAGTATATGGAGACAGTGCGGATGATTTCAACCAGCCAGCTCCTCTGCTGCAAGAAGGTGTAGCGCCGGCAGGTTCTCCGCTCGCACAAGGCGCGGCCGCATTGAATCCTACATAATATGCCGCAAAAATTGCTTAATGAAGCGTTGGCCTATTTAGGTAAAAAATTAGACGACGTAGTGTCGTCTATTCGTGCTACGCCGCAGAAAATTGAGCTCGATCTTGGCGAGACATCGAGAAAGATTGACGAGCTAAAAACATCTTTGCAGACAAATATCACACAATTACAGGGTGCAATTCGTGAGTTTACGGGGATTTTGCAGCAGACGGATGCGTCTCGCGCAGAGGCATTAGAAAAATTGCATAGCAGTATTGATGCAAAGCAGTTAGACGTGCATATTGATTTATCCGAACAAGAAAAGCAGGCGCAGAGACTCTTGGAGGCGATTGATCGGTCAGGTGCTATACTCACTCGTATTGCAGAGAGAAAGCATGAGCCGCAAACTGATGTACTGCTTGCATTGAATGATATACAAAAAACTATAGGGGGTATTCGTTTGGAAACACAGGAAATTGATCTCAGTGGTTTAGAGAAAATTGATACGAGTATTGCTGCGTTGCTTGCAGAATTGAAACGTAAAGATACTGGAAAGATTGAGGGGGCGCTTGTTGATTTGAAAGGTGAACTAGGAAAACTAAAACTGCCTAAAACATATCCGGTTGTGCTTGATGATTCTCAATTTCGAGAGCTTTCAGCATCTATGCGCTATGGTGGTGGTGGAGGAGGTGGGGCGATGAACGCAACTCACGTCGTGATGGCGAATGTATCCATGACAAACGCAAACACGGAATATAGTTATGCGTTCCCATCGAATACCACATCGTTTTACATGAAATTACGATCACAAGATACTACGTTCCAGTTTGCGTGGGCGTCAGCCGGTTCCGGTACGACGTATATGACGACAGCACAAAATTTCCTGCAAAGTCGGCCCGGTATAGACCTCACGGGGAAGACGATTTATTTTCAAAGTTCGGTGTCTGCTCAAGTAATGGAGATTGAATCTTATGTTGCGTAATATAGCAATCGTATGCGGATTACTTTTAATGCTGTCGCTTGCATGGTTTACGGTTCCTCGAATGGTGGAAGGACAATCGGCAGCAATTTTTTATCCTGCAAGAATATATCAACGGACAGTAAACGCGACATCTACTTATGCGCGGCTGGTGAGCGATGATTGGGGGCTGTTTCTTGCAACGACTTCCACTTCGACGCTCTCACATGGAGCAATATCCGGTTCTATTTTCCATGCCTCAAGTACCACGGCAACAAGTACATTTAACAACGGTTTACGTCTTTACGGCGGGTGTTTTGCGGGAAGTGATGGTTTATGTATCACGAGCGGTGGCGGAGCAGGCGTAACTACATATCTCGCTTTAACGGATACTCCCGGATCCTTTACCGCGAGTGCTATCCCTTACACAAATACCGGGGCAACCGCTCTGCTTCATAGCGGCAGTTTTGTTTTTGACGGGACGAATTTTGGGGTGGGAACAAGCACACCGAGTACCAATTTAAGTATTCAGGGCAATGCTTTAATTGCAGGAACATCAACGGTGTCAGGGATTCGCGCGACAAGTACGTTCCAATTACGGGACGATGTAATAAATGATTTAACCGGTACTGGACTTACCATTACCGGCGGCGCGCTCGGTACGAGTTTGGGTACGGCAATCGAGGCAGCGGAGATGGCAAACGCAGATTTCGGTGACTGGAGTTGCGATGGCGCTGGGTCATGTACGGTAGATGCGAATGCTATCGCGCTTGGTACGGATACCACAGGGGGGTATGTCGCCACCATTGCAGACTCGGGTAATTCAACCGTGACTGTAGTCGGTTCAGGTTCGGAAACCGCAGCAGTTACGCTCAATGTCATTGATCTTAACTGTACCGATTGTATAGGCGCGACGGAAATTACAGACGTGTATCTTCTCAATAATGCCGATGATTCTACCACTGGCTTGCTCACTGCGGCTGGAGGGTTTATAGGTCAAGCATCCTCAACGATCACGGGCGCTATCAACGTGCAGACTGTTCAAGCAAGCTCCACTGCTACCTCGACATTTGTCGGTGGTATCGCGGCTCAAAAGTATAGCGCAACAGCCACTTCTACATTCGTTGGACTGTCAGTAGAAACTGGAGGATTGCGGATTGATACTCTAAAAAGCTGTACAGGAAGTGGTGTATTGGAAACGGATGCGAATGGTGCGATTGTGTGCGGAACTGATGATAATACCGGCGGAGGCGGAGGCGTGGATGTGGCACAAAAAAGTAAGTGGGCGACCTCAACCGCAGACGCGACAGCGATTTATACCGCTTTGGCAGATAAAATTGGCATTGCTTCATCAACGCCAAGTACAAATCTTTCCGTACAGGGGGATGCTCACATATCGGGTACGAGTACCATCGGAGGATTACGAGCGACAACTACAATTCGCCTTCGCGATGAGGAAGTGCAGTCATGGAGTGGCACGGGGCTTTCCATAACAGGCGGCATACTCAATGTCCCTGCGGGTACTTGCATCACTGCAAACGCAAACGATATCGCGGTAACGACAAATTGTACCGATGCGACGACGCTTGATTCGATAGACTCTGGCTCATTCCTTCGATCTGACGCTTCCGACAGCTATACATCCGGTACGCTTACATTCGATGCAGGAACTTCGCTTGATCTTAATACAACGACACTCACCATTGCAGACACAGGTATTGGATTTGATGGGGCTTCCACGGATTTTGCTTTTACGGGTAATTGGACGGCGAATACAAATCAATTATCGCTTCTAAAAGCAAGTGGTTTTTTTGGTGTCGCAACCGTGACTCCGAGTACCGTGCTGTCTGTGCAAGGTGGTATGCTCATTTCAGGTACAACCACAATGGCGGGCATCATCTCAACGTCAACAGTATATGCGGGCAATATCATCACTACTTCAACTTCGACCTTGATTGGCCTTACGGTGAACACTGGCGGACTCAAGGTTGCGAACCTTACATCGTGCTCTACGGAGCTTGAAACAGATAGCGCGGGGAATGTATTTTGCGGCACGTCATCCGCGGGTTCTGCCGCAGGAGCGGATACACAACTGCAATATAATGATGGCGGGTCGGCATTCGGTGGGGCTACGGGGTTGATTTGGGACGATATAGGGCTACTTTTCGGTGTTGGTTCTACCACGCCACGTCAGGTGCTTTCGGTACAAGGCAATGCACTCATATCCGGCACTACTACCGTCGGAGTATTGAGCGCCACAAGCACACTTATTCTTAATCTTGCCGTTGATCCTTCCGGCACACTACGAGTACCGTTTAATGCCAGTCCTACAATGGTTCCGGGGAATCTTGCTTTGGATACTACGGACAATCAACTTATCATGGCCACGGGGACGCCGGGTGCGGTTGTGTATGCGCGAGACGTCAAACGTCTTTATTCTTTTACGGTTGGCACGACCACTGCTACGACTATTGATCCTAATAAAATACCCCTTCCAACGGAAAAAGACGGCATGACTATCCTTTATGCGAGGTGTTGGGTGTGGGGCGGAACATCTGTAGTGATTTCCATTGCGGACGAAAGCAATAATGTTACCAGTAATGTAACCTGTACCACTGCCTCAACAACTGATCAACAATTCGGAAGCGCAAACCGTACCTTCACGGCCGGTGAAGGGGCGGAGGTACGGATCGGGACGATCACGGGGACGGTATACAAACTTGGAGTCGCTTTATATGGCGTTATTACATCCGAATAATATGAGTAAAAATATTGCAAAATGGTTTTTTGGTTTGCTTCTTCCGGTAGTGGCATTCGCTGTGGAGGTGCCGGTTGTGCCGACTGATATGAGATGGGTGCATTCCTATGAAACGGTGGCTTTTAATACCGCGGACGGCGATCTCGCCATGAAACAATATGCCATTAATCCTGATGGCGGTTGGTTTGTTCGCACAATACCTAAAACGGATGGACAATTTATAACGACGTTTGATTCTTCAAAGATTGTCGGAAAAAATCTAGTTACTTTGAGATGTGAACGTTGTGCTTATTATGATGAATTTCTAAATAAAAATGGGAGAGTATCACGTGTAGCTTCTACAGAAAAAAAATATGATGGATTAAGAGAAATAGAAAATTATTTACAACCCAATAAAAAAGAAAATATCCCACTTTTGTCTCCACGAATCGTACATGCAGCGATTGCTTTTGATTCCGCAACAGAAGAAAACAACGCTTGTACTGACACTGTTTCATCAATTTCATTTTCACATACTGTGAGTGGTTCTAATACCTTTCTTTTTGCAGGAGCTAGTATGAGGACTAGTGGGTCTGGAACAGACATAACGAATGTCACTTTCAATTCGATAAAGATGAACGCTATCTCGCAAATTCAGAATAATAAAACAAGCAATACTGTAACTACGGAATTGTATTATCTGAT